ATTTGGCAGAGCTTAATTATGAAAAAATTAAAAGAAATATATAAAAAAATTGTAGATAAAATTTTTGGAAAAAGATGTAAATGTACAAATACAGAAGAAACTAAAATGAGAACTTTTATAATCAAATGTATGGATTGTGGAAAGGTTTTAAATGTCTAAACGACCTGGACTTTACGCAAATATAAATGCTCGTAAAAAAGCTGGTACTTCAAGAAGTAAAAAAAAATCTACTATTTCTAAGAAAGCATATGCTAATATGAAAAAAGGTTTTCCTAAAAAAGCATAATTATGTCAGCAGCATGGACTAGAAAAGAAGGTAAATCACCATCCGGCGGTTTAAATGCTAAAGGTAGAGCTAGTTATAAAGGTGGCACATTAAAAGCCCCAACAAAATCTAAAACAAGTTCTAGACGTAAATCATTTTGTGCAAGAATGAGTGGAATGAAAAAAAAATTAACTTCAGCTAAAACTGCACGAGATCCCAACAGTAGGATTAATAAGTCATTAAGAAAGTGGGCTTGTTAATGCGAGATTCTCTTTTAAAAGCGTTAGAAGTAAGATACGAAGCACAAATAGCAGAAGCAGAAGCAATATTAGAAATTTATTTAGAAAATTCAGTAGGTATTGGAGAACATCCACAACATATTGAAGAAATAGATAAACTATTTGAAAAAATAGCAACAGCAAAAGAAAAACTAGGAGAGGTGGAAGAATGGACGAACTAAATATAATAACTAAAACACAAAAATCTTTAAAAGAAAGACTACAAACAATAGGAGATGCTCTATTAGCTGGAGGGGTTGACACTATGGAAAAATACCGTTATCTAGTAGGACAAGCACACGGAATACAATTAACATTACAGGATATCTCTTACCTGCTAAACCCAAAGGAGCAAAAAGATGAACAAGGAAACGTTATCGACATCGGAAACGGAAAAGACAGAAGCACCAAAAATAAAACTGGCGCTTGAAGAAAAATATCAAGAAGAGAAAATTGCTGAATCAGCAATTACCAAAGAACCTTTAAGTCCTGAAAATATTGGAGAAGAAACAGTTTCAGAATTACCAGAACCTGTTGGCTATAGACTTTTAGTTTTACCTTTTACACCAAAAGAAAAAAGTAAAGGTGGGGTAATATTTTCACAAGAAACTTTAGATAAAGCAAGAATAGCCACAACTTGTGGTTATGTCTTAAAACTAGGAGATTTAGCATACAAGGATCCTGAAAAATTTGGAAAACCTTGGTGTAAAAAAGGAGATTGGGTTATCTTTGCTCGTTATGCGGGTTCAAGATTACCAATAGAAGGTGGTGAAGTGAGAATACTTAACGATGATGAAGTTTTAGGAACTGTAGAAGATCCTGAATCTCTTCTTCATTTAATTTAACCATAGGAAGGAACTATGCCAGACACAGAAGAAAGAAAACAAGATCTAGTTGATGTAGGCGAAGAGCAAGGTGCTGAAATTAATTTTGATTCTAAAGGCGAACCGGAAAAACAAGAGGTTGTTACAGAAGAAACAATAGAAGTTGAAAAAGTAACAGAACCTGTTGAAGAAAAAACAAAAGTTGAAGCTACACCAGAAGATAAAAAAGATGAGCTAAAAGATTATAGTGATGGCGTTCAAAAACGTATTGCTAAATTAACTCGTAAAATGAGAGAAGCAGAAAGACAGCGAGAAGAAGCTGTTACTTTTGCTCAAAGAGTAAATGAACAAAAAAATGCAGTTGAAAATAGATTATCTAAATTAGATAAATCTTATGTTTCAGAATTTGAAAGTAGAGTTACGACTAGTTTAGCAGCAGCAAAATTAGCTCTTAAAAATGCTATTGAATCTAATAATGTTGAAGCACAAATTGCAGCGCAAGAACAATTAGCTAACATATCTGTAGAAAATGCTAGATTAAACGCAATGAAAGTTGCTGAAATTAATAAACCTAAAGAAAAAGAAGTTAGGGTTAATCCGCAACAACAAGATCCCTACGGAAATGTACCTACTGATGCAAAAGCAGAATCTTGGGCATCTAAAAACTCATGGTTTGGAAATGACACAGCTATGACTTATACGGCTTTTGATATACATAAAAAGCTTGTAGAAGAAGAAGGATATGACCCTAAATCAGATGAATATTATGTTGAAGTTGATTCAAGAATAAGACTTGAATTTCCCCATAAATTTGGTAAAGTAGAAAATAATACTACAGAAAGAGTAAAACCTACTCAAGCTGTAGCCTCAGCTAATCGTTCGAGCTCAACAGGACGCAAAAAAACTGTTAGACTCTCGCCGTCTCAGGTAGCAATTGCTAAAAGAATAGGCGTGCCACTCGAAGAGTATGCGAAACAAGTAAACAATATCACGGAAGGAAATTAAGCATATGGAAAATGAAAAAATAAAAACTTCACGTGCGAGCGAAAGTAGAGCTAAAGAAGCTAAAAAAACTACTTGGACTCCACCCTCATCACTTGATGCACCACCTGCGCCCCACGGGTACAGACATAGATGGATAAGATCAGAAATTCTTGGATTTGACGACACCAAAAATATGGCCGGCAAACTAAGAGAAGGATGGGAGTTAGTGAGAGCTGACGAATATCCGAATGAAAACTTTCCAAGTATGAATGAAGGAAAATACGCAGGAGTCATAGGAGTAGGAGGCCTAGTGCTGGCTAGGATATCTGAAGAAATCGCCAAGTCTCGTGAAGACTATTTTAATAGACAAACACGGGATAGAGACGAAGCCGTAAACAACGATCTTCTTAAAGAGCAGCACCCAAGTATGCCAATCAATCAAGAAAGGCAGACTCGTGTAACTTTTGGTGGTACTAAGAAAGACTAGTTATTTAGTAATTTCTAATTCCAACAAAAAAATATAAACCGTACTGGAAGCCTTTTAAGGCAGGTACATAAAAAAGGAAAAAAATATGGCAAACGCAAGAACAGCGGGCTATGGATGCAGACAGACTATGACAGTTGGAAATACTCCAGCTACAGGTGGTCAATCTGAGTTCTTAGTTCAAGGCGGAGCAGCTCCTGGAGCTACTGTCGCTATTTTCAAAGGAAGTCCTGTAGGAATGCAAACAGCAGCCGGTGTACCCGGTACTCTTGGATTCATTATGGACCAATCAGCAGCAACAATGACAGATGGAGTAACCGGTGGTGCCACTTGGACATTAGCTGGTGGTACTAACCCAAGTCTTGGTGTTTTCAATGGCGCAACTTTTGTTGACGTAACAGGAAAACCTTCATGGACTAATGGTTTAGCAGCAGCTCAAACTTCTGCTGTGGATTACAATACAGGTAGTAATAATATTACTGCTTTTGTAAACACTAATCCAGATCAAGAGTATACAGTAAGAGCAGACGCAGCTTTAACTAATGCTAGTTTCAACACACTAACTAACACTGGTTTCAACTTAAATAATGTTGGAGCAGGTAAAAATGGTATGTCTGATTCTACTTTAGATTTAAGTGGAGTTGCAACAACTGGTGTAGCAAACTACATGTGGAAAATCGTAAGATCAGCAAATGTACAAAGCCAAACGGACTTCACAGTTCCTGGTGCTGATGTTATTGTTTCTTATAGTAACAATGCTGCGGCATACAAATAACCCAAATAGGAGAATATAAAACATGGCAATATCAAGAGCACAGCTAGTTAAAGAACTAGAGCCAGGTCTAAATGCACTATTTGGACTTGAGTACAGAAACTACGCAGATGAAACAAAAGAGATATTTGATACGGAATCTTCAGACAGAGCGTTTGAAGAAGAAGTGATGTTATCTGGTTTCGCAAATGCAGCCGTTAAACCTGAAGGCCAAGGCATTCAGTTTGATGACGCACAAGAAACTTTCACTGCTAGATACACTAATGAGACAATCGCGTTAGCGTTTGCAATCACAGAAGAAGCTATTGAAGATAACTTGTATGACAGACTTGCGTCTAGATATACAAAAGCTTTAGCAAGATCTATGGCAAACACTAAACAAGTAAAAGGCGCAGCAGTATTGAACAATGGTTTCAATGCACAGTTTGCTGGAGGTGATGGAGTATCTTTATTGAATGCTGCACACCCAACATTAGCAGGAACATTTGCTAATACACCAGCTACGCAAGCCGATCTTAACGAAACTTCTTTGGAACAATCGTTAATCGACATTGCAGCGTTTACTGATGAAAGAGGCCTAAAAATTGCGGCAAGAGGAATGAAATTAGTAATTCCTTCTAACCTACAATTTACAGCCGATAGACTGATGAACACTCAAGGTAGAGTGGGAACAGCTGATAATGATATCAATGCATTAAAAAATATGGGAATGATCCCTGAAGGTTATGTAGTTAATCACTACTTAACTGATACTGATGCATTCTTTATTAAAACAGATGTACCAAATGGTCTTAAACATTTCAGTAGATCACCTATCAAAACGACTATGGAAGGTGACTTTGATACTGGAAACGTAAGATACAAAGCTAGAGAAAGATATGTCTTCGGATTTTCTGACCCTAGAGGTATCTACGGATCTTCAGGCGTTTAGTTTAAAATAATAAAATTAAAAAGGGGCTTTCGGGCCCCTTTTTTTTGTGCTATAGTAAAAAACAATCATGAAAAACTTTCTAGTAAATATAAGAGCATATGGTTACCATGCTCGATTAAACATTCTGTGTGAAGATACAGCTGAAGCTATAGAAAATTCTATAGTTGACAAACTAGGAGAAAAAGGTGTAAAATGGGAAAAAGACGGATTTACAAGTAAATCTATAAAATGGTTAACCTATGAGGAGGTTTACGATGGAACAATTACAAAACCTTTACAAAGCGAAGAGGTCATTGGAATTGAACTGGGAGCAGGAGCATCTTAATGAGGGTAGGTATACTCTTAATATGGTCAAAATTGATCATAAAGTTAGGCAAGTAATTGCTGATATTAAGATGAAAGAAGCTGAACTAGCACACCATGTTAGTAAGGTAGAAGACGCTGCACCACAAGTTTCTGTAGCTACTTAATAAAAAGCTACTATTATTGGAATCGTTATTTCACTGCAAGATCTCTTGCACTTTATTTAAAAATCATATATATTTTAACCACTACATATAATAATTTTTTATTATGGGTATTCAGGCTTGTGTAGTAGTACGCACCCAGAGACTGTAATACTAATCAATACTGGGAAACAAAGGAATAATAAAATGGCAGGAACACACTTTAAAGGCGCAGTAATGTTTTCAAGCGCAACACCGGCACTCCAAAATATGAACATTGGATCTTGGCCGGATCAAGTACATCACATGGATGATTTTTTAGATCATGTTTTGAATATAGGAGGAGCAGCAGGAAACTTTTGGTCTCTAATACAGGCAGTTAACTGTCCAAGTACATTAGCTACTTTAGGTAATGATGGAAGTTTAAATGGAGAAGTTGCTTCTGTAGCGGCGGGTGCAGTAAATGATGGAACTTTAATTCAAAGTAACATGAACTATTCTACTCCAGCAACAAGAGGCAATAGATTATATTTTGAATGTAGATCAAAATTATCAGGAACTATAACAACTGGCGTTCACGCAGGCGCTCCAAATACTTTTTGGGGATTAGCTGAAGAAGGTGCGGCAGCAGGTAGTACTTTTGGTGCAGCAGTTACAAACCTTGTTGGTTTTAAAAGTTTAGCAGGAGCTGCTCAATTAACAGCTTGTATTAAATCACCTAATGGTGCTGAA